TACAAGCATACTAATATAAAGAGAGCCGCGAATAGCGGCTCTTTTTTATTTTAACATATTTATAGTTGTACTAAATGTTATAATATGAAGGAACCCAATCGTCCTAGGAAAAATGAGATTAAGGCAATCGGTGCTTTACAACTCAATGAAGAACAAAAAGAAGCAAAACGCTTAATAGTAGAAAACCAAATAGTTATAGTAACAGGCAGAGCAGGTAGTGGTAAATCACTAGTATGTGCCCAAGCCGCATTAGATTTCCTCAAGAAAAAACAAATAGACTGCATATACAACACACGTGCAGCGATTGAAGTAGGTAAAAGTTTAGGTTTCCTTCCAGGAGATTTAAATGGGAAATTTGACCCATATATGGAGGCGTTAGTAGAGAATCTTAACAAATGCTGCTTAGACAAAACCGAAGTACCTAAACTAATAGAGCAAGGTAAAATTAAGGCACTACCAGTGCAGTTTATTCGTGGTAAAACAGTTGACGATATATTGATTGTAGAGGAAGCACAAAATTTGACTAAAGCCGAAATGTTAGCCATACTTACTCGTTTAGGTAAGAACGGGAAAATAGTAATAAACGGCGATAACGAACAAACCGATATTAAAACACCTACCGGTGAAATTAACGGTTTATCTTACGCTATAGAGGTATCTAAGAAGATAGAGGAAATTAAGTGGATTAAACTTAAAGAAAATCACCGCTCAGACTTAGTTGGGAAAATACTTGATTTCGAATATGGGAAGTAACCTATCCACCAATATTTATAACGAAAACAATGGCAACCTTTACTTCAAAGATATATGAGAGTATAACATTAAACGGAAACGATCTAGGTTCTTACACCACTAATACCATTGATGGTATAAATTATGTAGATAACCGTATATTAAACTGTCCTTCTGGATCTCAAACACCAATATTCACATTAAGTAACAATCCAGGTGCAGGACAGTTTGTAACTAGTAGTCTACAATACGCTAGAATAACTAATGTTTCAACAGTTCCAGTAAAACTAATTGTTGTAGGTGCATCTAGTGTAAGTGCTTCGTTCTTGGTAACAACCGGTAGTTCATTTTTCTTATCAACTAGTAAGATAACAGGTAGTGTTGACAACAGCTTTACATTTAAAGACATTCAAAGTGTTTCCATTGAACCATCAAGTTCCGCAGCAGCAATAGAATATTACATAGCAACAACTTAATAACATGAATATACCTATATGGAATGGATCATCGTCGTTTGCCCCTGGAGATACTCCATTTGGGTTCTATGACTACGATCCACAATTTCAGACCGACGCTGATAAAGTGTCTAAATTTTGTGCTCAACGTTTGGGTTATCCAATTCAAGAAGTCGAGTTACAAGACATAAATTTTTACACAGCATTTGAATATGCTGTAACAACATACGGAAACGAACTCTACGCGTTTAAAGTTAGAGACAACATGCTCAACATAGTTGGTTTAGATGTTGATGTCAACCTGAATAACGCGATTATAACGCCTAATTTCGCTAGTATTGTGCGTTTATCTCAACAATATGGTGAGGAAGCAGGTGTTGGTGGAAATGTTAATTGGTACAGTGGTTCTATCCCACTTATTCCGGGAGTACAAGATTACGATTTGGCACTATGGGCATCGTCTCAAAATATAACTGGTGGAATCGAGATTAAGAGAGTATTCTACAACGCACCACCCGCGGTAAATCAATTATATAACCCATTGGCTTATGCTGGATTAGGTGGTGTACCTGCTGCTGGAGCATATGGTTTAGGATATGGAACCACAGGTTATCTAATGGTGCCTACAAGTTTGACTATGCAAACAGTACAAGCTATCGAGATGCAGAATCAAGTAGTTAATCCTAATTACACATTCGAACTCATCAACAACAAATTAAGAGTATTCCCTATGCCTGGTTATGGTAGTATTTACTCATTTATGTCACTCCAGTATATTATATTAGATGAAAGAATAAATGACTCTATACAAGAGACAGGCGGAAATAAAATATCTAATGAGTCTAACGCGTCATACGATAACCCAACATACTCACAAATAAATTCAATTGGTCGCCAATGGATATTTGAATACACAATGGCTTTATCTAAAGAAATGTTAGGATATGTTAGAGGTAAATATTCTACTGTCCCAATACCTGGTGATGCAGTAACATTAAATCAAGCAGATTTATTGTCATCTGCATCTGAGACTAAGACATCTTTAATAGAACGATTACGTGAATATTTTGACCAGACATCAAACCAAGCTTTACTAGAGAGAAGAGCAGCAGAATCAGAGGCACGTGTGAAGGAAATTAATTATTCACCAATGACAATTTTTATAGGTTAACATGGCACTATTTGGTTCAGCGAGAGATGTGAGTATGTTCAGATATGTGAACAGAGAGTTAATGGGTAACATTATCTCTCAACAGTGTGTCTTCTACAAATGCAATGTTACAAACACACTAATAAACATGTATGGTGAAGCATCAAATGGTAGATACTATGAACAACCTATTTTATTTAACTGCTTAATTGATGTTGGTGATCAAACCGCACCAACACCTGATGATATGGTTGGATTTGAATGGGCAGTGACATATAAATTTTTAAGGGACGATTTAGTAGACGCTGGGGTTGAACCGGCTGTGGGAGATATAATAATGTGGCAAAATGCTTATTGGGAGGTAGATAACGAGAATATAGTTCAATTCTTTACAGGTAAAGATCCTGCTTACCCATATACAGACGCTAATGGTAATAATCCACTAAATCCAGGATTAGGAAATTTTGGTTACAATGTTAGTGTTATATGTACTACTCACTACGTGCCTGGAGATCGTTTAGGAATCCAACCGTACCGTCTATAAAATATAAACAATGGCAACACAAGGAAGAAAACCAATACCTAAAACCCAAAGAGAGATAAGCGTAAGTTTACAAACGCCTAAGGATCCTTCTATGGGTAACCCAAATTCCTCATACGAATCACCAAGTAACAATAGAGCACTACAGACATCATTCCAAGATGATGCTGTTAAACCATTTAAGATTGGTATACAAGATATTGATGAGGCTATATTGTACTACTTCCAGAACGTTATTAAGCCATTTGTAATACAAAACGGAGAAAGATTACCTGTACCTATATTATATGGTTCCCCTGAAAAGTGGAAATAAATGCAACGAGACGGATATTACCGAGACAATAAAGGTGCGGTTATGTATCCGCTTATAGTATTTAAACGTAACGCCATTGAGAAAGATAGAACTATAGCGAATAAGTTAGATGCTAACAACCCCAACAATTTTGGAGTGTTTACTAAAAAATACTCGCCATACGACGCGTATTCTAATTTTAATGTACTTAACAACAGGACACCTGAGAAAACATATTATGCGACTATTATGCCCGATTATGTGACTATAACGTACACATGTGCTGTATTTACATACTATGTAGAGCAATTAAACAATATAATCGAAGCCATAAACTACGCTTCGGATGCATATTGGGGAGACCCACAGCGATATAAATTCCAAACACGTATTGATTCATTCAATACTGTAACTGAATTGTCGGACAACGATGAGCGTGTTGTAAAAAGCACATTTGATATTAAATTACATGGTCACCTTATTCCTAATGTGTTACAAAAGGACATGAACTCACTCAAGAAGTTTAGAGATAAGTCTAAAGTAATATTCTCAGTCGAGGCTACATCCAACAGTGCTATACTTAAAGGTACAGTTAATGCTGATGGTACAGCAACCGAACTTAAGAAGAAAGAAGCGGAAAGAAAAGTACAAATCGACCAATCAACGTCAAGAGCAACTATAATTTAATATTTATAAGAAACATTAAATGGCTAGAGTAAGATTTTTAGATCAGGTACCTGTTGGTTTCTACGAAGTAGGAAATGGTGGAGGTGGTGGTGGAACACCCGGTGATCCAATTGGTTCTATTCAATTTAACAACGCTGGAGTATTTGGTGGGAGCAGTAATTTAATATGGAATAATTCTACAAATACTATCACATTAAACGGGTCACTAAATAATGGTAATGGTAACGCTGCAAGTGGATTATATTCTCACGCTGAAGGAGCAGCCACAAATGCAGACGGAGAAGCATCGCACGCTGAAGGTTCAGGTACAACAGCATTTGGTTTAGGTTCACATGCTGAAGGATTTACCACATTAGTATACGGAGCGTACTCACATGCTGAGGGATTAAATACAATAGCATATGGGGGTGCATCCCACGCTGAAGGTCAAGGCACAATAACATCAGCCTCCTACCAACATGCCCAAGGTATGTTTAATAGAACATCCTCAGTTGAAGGAGCATTTATATTAGGCAATGGTACTAGTGATGCTAATAGATCCAATTTAATATTCGCCGCTGGCAACACAGTACAAATAACAGGATCCCTAAGTGTAAGTGGTAGTATAACCGGTTCTCTACAGGGTACAGCATCATTCGCAACAACAGCAACCCAAATACAATCGGGTTCTATTATAGCCTCTATATCACCATCCTCAAATGTATTTACAATCAATTCGGGATCAACGAATTTAGTATATGTAAGTGCTAGTAATGGTAATATGGGTGTAAGTGGGTATGTAACAGCATCTGCTTTATATGCTAATTCTGGGACTATAAACGGTCTTAATTCTATTGATTTTAACACATCAAACGCTAATATAGGTACATTACTTCAATATGATACAATGACTTCATTAAGGGATTCTACAACAATAGTAAGTAGTAGTACTCTTAATTTAATATCATATCCTGCTAACCAGTATTTTGGTGTTGTGGTTGATGGAATAGCGTATGATGGAGCCGATTCCGCAATATTTAGATGTACGGTAGCTAATACACTTGCAAAAGTGGGATCTTCTAGTATAGAGATATTATCTTCAACAGATAACTTTGGTATACCATTCGCTACTAGTTGTAGTATTGTCGGTGGTATATCAGGCGGTAATATAAAAATTATTATAGTAAATAACTTAACTTCTTCTATTAACATTCGTCCAATGTACCGACTAATAAAACAATGCAACCAATAACATGGGTCAATATTTAACCACCTCAGACATAATTATATTAGCCGGAAATTCACTGGCTATAGGTAATAGTACACCTAATGCTTCATTAGACGTATCTGGTAGTGGTATTATATCTGGTTCATTAAAGGTTGTACAGGGTATAACTGGTTCGTTGTTTGGTACATCTAGTTGGGCATCTAACGTAGTAAGTGCGTCTTATGCAGCGACAGCATCGTACATTAATTTTAATATATTTCAAATAACAACAGGAAGTATTACAGCTAGTGTAAATACTGCCCCTAATAACTTATTCTTAATACAATCAGGTAGTAATGTATATTTAAACATATCTTCTAGTAGTAATACTACTTTATACAGCGATTTGTTTGTAATAAAAAATTTCACAACACAGAAACCTGTATTAACTGTTAGTCAAAGTATAGTACAATTCGCAACACAATCAACAATACCAGTAGGAACCATAGAAGCAGGAAGTATTTGGTTTACTTCATCATCTTTATACATTGGTCTTGAATAATCATATATGTATTAACATAAAACACATAAAACACATAAAATAACATGGCAACTTGGAAAAAAGTAATAGTCTCGGGTAGTACAGCTAATCTAGCGGCATTACAAGTAGATAATTTAACATCTGGAAGTGTAGTAATAGGTGGTGGCACTGTCGGTAACTTATCTACAACAGCAATTAATGGTACTGGAACTATAGTAGCAACAACAGGTGCTTCCGGATTAGTCCATTCTGGTTCATTTAGTGGATCATTTAGTGGTAATGGTGCCGGTTTAACTGGTGTAACCGCAACCGCTGTTTTTCCAACAAACCAAGTAACTAATATTGTTAGTGCTGATAAATTCTTTATTAGTCAATCAACAGGCCAAGAATATATTACTTATGGTAACTTATTAACAGATTTAGCTGGTGCTAATCTAGTAACAGAAAGTAATGATAGTTTAACATTAGCAGCTACTATTACAGGTTTAACTTCAGTAACTTCAACCGGTTTTACAGGTTCATTACAAGGTACATCAAGCTGGGCGTCTAACGCAGTAAGTGCTTCATATGCGGCCTCAGTTAACAACTTAACAAATGCTATTACTAACAATGCTGATAATCGAGTATTAACAGCAACTGGTGGTGGTACAATTAATGGTGAAGGTAATTTAACATTTGACGGTACTACATTAACTGTAACAGGTAAT